CGACTTGAGCATGTTTTTCCCTTTGGGAGATATGCATATTCAAGTTACCGTCATTATCTTGATGATCTTGACAGTGATGGCCGTCCTTCTCTCCCCGGTTCCGAGATACCCGTTAGGGTCGTCTCGGTTCCTAAAACGCTTGAAACGCCTCGAATTATCGCAATTGAGCCTGTTGCAATGCAATACATGCAACAGGGTCTCAAGAACGCATTCGAAAAAGCTGTCAAAAACTCACGTTTTGGACATCTGGTCGATTACGAGTCTCAGGTCCCCAACCAGGACATGGCTCGTTCGGGCTCCATCACTGGAGACCTTGCAACACTTGATTTAAGTGAAGCTAGCGACCGCGTTTCAAATCAGCTTGTCCGAGTCATGTTAAACGATTGGCCTCTATTGCTAGAGGCCATTGACGCAACACGATCACGGTCGGCTGATGTACGAGGTCATGGCGTTATACGCTTGGCCAAGTACGCATCTATGGGGTCTGCACTTTGTTTCCCAATCGAATCCATGGTGTTTGCCGTCATTACTATGATGGCTGAACACTTTTGGACCGACGGTTACAATATGCAAGGTACACCAAGCTCTCGATCAAAGTCCCTTAAGGACCAGATCGGGAAGGTGCGCGTGTACGGAGACGATATTATATGTCCCAGTACACAAGCCCTTGCTGTCGCAGAGTTACTCGAGGCCTTCGGGCTCCGAGTAAATCAGCACAAGTCTTTCTGGAGAGGTTTCTTCAGAGAGTCTTGTGGTAAGGAGTACTTCAAGGGCCTTGACGTAACACACGTCAAGGTTCGTTCTGTACTTCCCGACCGACAGCAGTCTGAAGCCGAGAGAGCTTCAGCTCTAGTTAAGACAAGCGCGCTCAGAAACCATCTCTATGAGTATGGCTACTGGCAGACTTGTTCCTGGCTAGATTCGATAGTGGAAGGGTTTATACCCTATCCCGCTGTCGGTGCTGATTCTCCCGCCATAGGACGCCTCTCATCTTTGGGTTATGAAGCCCAAAGGTGGGATGATGATCTGCAGCTTCCTTTGGTTAAGGCAGCTGTAGTTAACGTCAAGTCCCCTAGCAGTCCGCTAGATGGAACTGGCGCCCTGATGAAGTGCTTGGTAAAGCAGTCTGAGTTTCCAAACCCAGACTCCGAGCACTTGCTTCGGGCAGGTAGGCCCTCAGTCCTACGAATCAAACTGAGGTGGGTCAGGTCCTATTAAGGACCTGATTAGGACGTAATGTCCTAAAAGGGAG